TACGAAAAACAATGTCTACTGAGGATGTGATGAAGGAGCTTACTGAGATGCGCAAGGAGATCAAGAGTCTCACCAAGTTGGTTCGCAAGATCGCCAAGGTTCAGGATGACCCCGATGGGTCCAAGGCCAAGGAGCGTGCTGCCAACACCGGGTTCAACAAGCCCAGCAAGGTCACCAAGGACCTGACTGACTTCATGGGTCTCGCCGAGGGCACCGAGGTGTCCCGCACGGATGTGACCCGTTTCGTTAAGCAGTATGTCAAGGACAAGGGTCTGTCCCACCCAGAGGATGGACGAAAGATTATTCAGGATGAGCCTCTGAAGAAGCTCCTGCAAACACCTCAAGGAGAGACTCTCTCTTATATGACCTTGCAGAAGCACATCTCCAAGCACTTCATCAAGGCTTAAACAAAAAACGCACCCTAATTTTAGAAAATGATATCCGCTCAGGAGGTTGAGGCCATCATCGGTACGAACATCAAAAACATCGATGTGTATCGCAAGGCTTTCAAGCATAAATCTTCTGTTCAACACGATGGCGTCGAAGGTTCCTATGAAACGTTGGAATTTATGGGCGACTCCGTGTTGGGCTTTATTGTCACCAAGTACTTGTTCGATAGGTACGAGAATCTGCAGGAGGGATTTCTAACTCGTGCGAGAACAAAGATTGTCTGTGGAAAGACGTTGGCGGATGTTTCTGCCAAACTGGGATTTCACAACTGGGTTCAGATGGATGAAAAGGGGATGAGAAATGGATGGAACAACAATCCTAAGATTCTTGAAGATGTCTTTGAGGCATTTGTGGGTGCCATCTACTTGGATCTCGGGATGATCGAAGCCAAGAAGTTTGTCCTGGGCGTCCTGGATAACCCAGACCTCATCCGTTTGGACCGCCTGATGGTAGATGACAACTACAAGGACATCCTGATGCGAGTCTGCCAGGCTCAGAAGTGGGATCTCCCCGAATACCGTCAGCTGGACCACGTGGATGTCACGAAGTTTAGAGTTGGTGTCTACGTCCAGGGACATCAATGGGGAACCGGCAAGGGGTCCACCAAAAAGGAAGCCGAGCAGGCTGGTGCCTATTTCACCCTAAAGCGTCTCGAAGAGAAACTTGAAAAAAGACTGGTTCCATCCAAACGCCCGAATGCCATGATTAAAAATGTCCACAGAAAGTAATAATGAAGGTCGCCCTTATCAATCCTATTTCCAAGACAGTCAACGAGTTGTGCACAGGTCACGAGATTCGCGCCTGGGGTCGCAAGTCGGGTAATGTGATCGTGGATGTCCCTACGGGGTTCCCTGTGAAGTCCATCTCTGATGTGAAGGCTTTTGGACCCGATGTGGTTGTCGTGGAGAAGCGCGGCAATGGTGTTTTCAGGGAGTTCGCGAAGAACTTTGACAAGGTCGTGGATGTAGAGGGTCTTCGTATGATGCTTTCTGCTGCACCCGTGCCCGTGGTGGTCAAGAAGGAGCCCGAGCCTGTTCCGGAGCCCGTGGTGGTCAAGGAGGAGCCGGTCCCAGAGCCCGAGCCGGTCCCCGAACCGGAGGTCGTCGCGGTCGCAGCGGCTGCCGTCGCCGAAGTTGAAGAAGTTATTCAGGTTAAGGAGGAGCCCAAACCCAAGAAGTCAACATCATCGCGCAAGAAGAAGACGCCTACCAAGTCCTCCACTTAAACATTAGAGCCCTATGCTAACTAGTATGCATCCCCAAGCGGAGAAGTTTTTCAACAAGACTTATCCTGAACAACGTTCCGATGCGTGGTTCAAGATGAGGGGCACGATGCTCACAGCATCCGATGCCGGTACCGCGATAGGTGTAAATCCCTACGAAAAACCTGAGAAGTTGATTCTGAAAAAGTGTGGCGTCAGTGAACCCTTCAATGATTGGGCGACTAAGCACGGTCAAAAGTACGAAGATGAAGCCCGACAGATCTACGAGGAACGCCACAATCAAAAGGTATTTGAGATCGGGTTAGAACCCCACCACACCCTCGACTGGATCGGTGGGTCGCCTGATGGCATCACCTACACCGGAAGACTTTTGGAAATCAAGTGCCCAAGGTCCCGACCGATTGGTGACGGAACACCACCGGTATGGTATCTCGCGCAGGTGCAAGTGCTCATGGAAGTCCTGGACTTGGAAGTCTGTGACTTTGTGCAGTATCGACCTGCCGAAATCACCTACCCCAAGCCTGCCGAGTTTGTCTGCGTGGAGATTCTACGGGATCGCGAGTGGTGGGCGACCAATATGCCTATCATGAAGGCATTTTGGGAGAGGGTCCTGTGGCATCGCGAGCATGGTCACCAAGAACTGCTTCCGGCACCAAAGCCTACGATCGATGATCTGATCAAGGAGATTGAAGGTCTCGAGGGACAACTCACCAAGGTGAAGAAGATGGCTCTCGAGATCGCCAAGGAACATTCGACCCTGAAGACGGGTCGGTGGTCTAACGAAGATGAAGAGTGGCTCTTGAAGAACAAAGACAAGAAGATAGAAGAACTTGCCGAGCACCTGAAGCGAACGGTCAAGGCCACCAAGATGCGACTGGATAAATTGATCAAGGAGCAACCCAAGCAGGAGTGGACGGTCAAGGTGATCGAGGAGGACGACATCTAAAACCCAGCTTTACTTTGAACCCACGGAAGCGTCTGCCTCCCTGGAAGGTTGGGTGCGCGGCAGACAAACTTGATGATAAAATGGTTGATCTCCTGACCACCGGAAGGGTCGGGGATGAGAGCCCCATTCTGGTTATATAACTTCACTGTAAGGCGGTCCAAATGTTCTATAGGATGAATAAATTGTGTAATTTGATCGTAATTGTCTCTGAACACGATGAGTTGGTCAGATGATGAACCTTGATCATTGGTGCTAATAATTGATCCAAAGGCACCACGGGCAATGGACTGAACCGGTGAAGTGGACGGGGTTGTTGGTGGATTCTTGGTGAGTCGGTCATTGAAGTTGGATTCCAGTTCGCGGATTCGCATATAGAGGTGTTCCACAGAACCACGGGTGTGGACGTGGAGACCCAACAAGCGTGCTTGAACCACCTGTTTCAAAGGTGTATTGAAGTACACGGTAAAGTTATTGGAACTCGTTTGATCCAGTGTGTCAAAGGATATCGTGTGATATTCGTAGTTGAAGTCTGGGAGACCGGGTGTCGTGTAGGATGACCTAGCCATTTATTACTTAGCCAAGAGAATAGCGAGCACCAAAAGAACGACCGCAATCGGTATCAGTATCTGAGCGTACTTGGTGGGAACTCCCATGAACTCTCTGCGGGGCAACAGGGCACCGACGGGTTCCGTGGAACCTTCTGGATTATTCTTGTTTCGGGTAGCAGAACGATAGTAGTTAATCAACTTGCGCGCGAATGTGTTCTCCGTCCCTGGTGTCACCGGGGGTGCGATATTGGGTTCGATGCGCTTGTCATCTTCGTCCTGCTGCTTGGTGGCGAATCGCTTATCCTTGGTGCCTTGGACATTCAACTTGAGCACAAACTCTTCGGTGTCTGTTCCCGCATTGTCAAAGGGGTATAATTTAAATGAACTGGTGGTTATATCATAATAATAGATGGACACTTTGATGGCTTCCATGATCGGAATTGTTTTTTCAACACTTATGTGGTCGTTCAACGAACTCATCACGTAATTATTGGATTGAGGACTGGTGACCTGTGGTGCAATAAGTGTCCCCGTGTATGCAAAATTCACGTTTGTATCACCACCCTCGGGTGGATTATCCACTGTATAAATCCTATCAGTTAAAATCCCATAGTTCGGAACTTCCAAGACAACGTAATAGGCATGAACATTGGCATCCGTACTGGCCGTGCTGATATAAGGAATGGATGCCGACACAAAGTTCACAGATTGGATTCCGTAAAGGGGTGTGCTGAGATAACTGGTGAAGTTGTTAGCATCGGTTGTGGATCTATCTTTTCTGGTTGAACTGTCGATAACGATGTCGTAACTTGACATACTCTATTATTAGATTGCTTTTTTTCAATGAAGAAATCACGGAGGTCCAGATCGTCCAACTCTTCGCTGAATACATCGTCCAGTTCGGAGTACTCAACCTGGGGTTTCAAAATCTGAATACTCTCTTCATGTTCCAGTGGGACCAACGATTTTTCGGATTCAGTCTCACTGGAAATTGTGGCATATTCGTCTGGGTCATACTCATAACCTTCCATTGGTTTCTACCAGACACTAGAGTTTTTCAAGGAGAACAAATGACGCAGTTTAGCGTCTAGAATTTACGGCGCTCTTTATCATCATCTCAAGTTCGGTCTCGGGTTCCCAGTCAGCCCACTCTCGGACCGCCTGATTTACCTCCAGATAGCGTTCGTCGTCCCCGTCATACTCACGGAACTCATCATCGAACCCCATATCGCACTCCTGCACGACCATATCATCATCGGTCTCCCATCCGTCAGAGTCCTCCTCTTCCTCACACGGAAGTATGGAACCATAGACCCTTCCTGTCAATTTCATGGCACTCCACTTCATACCATATTCCATGTCAAGGGCAGTGACGATGCTCCTTCCGGTGGCTTTACAATATTCAGCGGCCACCACAACGGCATTCTCCAGAACGGGCTGGATCGCGTTCGTATAGGCTTCTATGATCTGTTCCTCGCGACTCATTATTATTTTTTAAAATGTCCCTTTTCTTTAAGAGAGGAACATGTTGAAGCCTCCAGTTGGATTCCGTGGTGACACAGGTATCGGTGCCCTAACAGCACTGAGTGGAGTGGGTCAGCAAGATCCGTTTCTGTATGAAAAAATTCCTCGCGAACCCAGCTATCCAGAGTATACACACGCTACGCCCTACTACCGATTCTATAGACCCACTTCGACCAGATTTCTTGGAGAGGAAATACGTCACGTATTCAGACCCCAAAATATGGGTGATCTTTTGACAAGCTTGATGATAAAGTGCAGGTTTCCGCCAACATCCAGTTCCGCAACATGTCTAAGAAATTTGGGTCTCTCTATGATTCGAAGGGCAGATCTTTTGATTGATGGACTGGTGGTTCAAACGTTCCAGGGGGAATGGATGTCCATATACGAGTCTATGTATTCAAGCGAGCAAGATCGAACAGATATTTTCAATACCATCTTCAATCTCGGCGGTGCTTATGATACTGGCGTGAGTTTGAAAACGAATGACACGACTCAGACTCTATTCTTTCCACTTCCATTTTTCTTCAATAGGCACTATGTGGATTCCAAGGTAGACACAACATCATTCCGTGTCCCGTTCCCATTGTGCTCAATTCACAACTCCGAAGTTACGATAGTCATCCAATTTTATCGCCTTGATGAAATTGTCAGCAGCACGAGTGGATTTGCCACTGGCGCCGACCTTTTGGATTTTAAATTCGTCACCAGGGAAGTCACCCTAACTCCACAAGAAAGATTTATGCTGATGTCAAAACCTCAAGAGTACCCTATTGAAAAGATAAATACAGAAGAGATAGAAGTTCCTGCGACCGTAGGTGCAAAGTTTCGTTACTATTTCAACAGCGCTTACTCATGTCGTTCAATCTTTTGGACATTCAAAAATAAACTGACCGGTTACAATCCAGTCTTCTACACCCCTATCATCAATGCACAGGTCGTCACGCTCAATAAGACAGATCGAGGTGAGGTTCGCAAGCCGTTGTTCTTTCAGGAGTATCAGGCGTACGTGCACAACTTTCACAACAACAATACCTTCTATGCCTATTCATTTGCCGAACAACCCCTGCAGGTCGTGTTGGGTGACTACGAATTTCGCGCCCCTCGTCCACAGAGCGCCTACATTGATATGTTCTTCACGACGGTTTCTGCCGGTTACGAACTGTGGTCCAGTCAGTTTGCCGCGACGCAACAGAATTACACAGTCCAGGACACCAGAATCATCCTCGACACTTCGGTCGGTCTAGGTGGCAGCAGCGTCCTAAAGTCTCTTCGCATGAACACCTATGGATACTTTCGAACCAATACGGCGAGGGTGGGCATTCCCGGAATTTCTTATTCTAGCACGTCGAATGATGGACCTCCGCCGGATACGCCCTACAAAATGCGTTTCGAACCTTGGGATGGATCCAAGATCACTGTGGGAGCTGTGGATTATTTTAGGACGCCATCCTCTTATTACCTCGATGGGTTGAATAAGATGAGAAATAGGTCTTTTTACTACAACACTGACAAAGTATCGGTACCGGCCTGGTCAAATGCCGACAACGACAAGGCAGTTATATTATTCAGAAATTCTACGGCGGTTTCTACAAGTGCCACCGGAACACAAGGTCAAAACACAATTACTGTGACAGATGCGACGGGCATAGTAACAGGGATGGATGGTTTGAATGGAAGTAACATATCATCGACGGCCACCGTAACTGGTATAAGTAGTCTCACCGTAACCATGTCTGAAGAAAATACTGGACCTGTCGTGGGTGATACCATATTTCAAACACGCGACGGTGTGCCAGAGTGGGTCGTCACCTCGGGGAGCAATATCTATAGCATCTCAGAAGGTACCACTATGACAGTCGATAGCACCTTGAGTGGATTCTCGCTGGGCACGGGATACCCGACGTCAGGAGCCACACTCTCTGATACCACCCCAACCTCGGGCTATATAAAAATTACTTCCGACGCCAGAACAAACATCAACACATTTATTCCAGCCGTTGAAACATTCTTGGTAAATTTTTATTATTTGTCCACTAGCAAATTTGTCGCAGTCGACGGAAGAGGTACCGTTGTCGACAAGGAAGGATCGGGTGGTGTCGTGGAGGGCAAATTCAATAGAATTGATACAGACGGGTCTGGGTTCATAGACGCTATTGAATTTGATGTTTCCACGTATGACAGGGACGGGGACGGCAAGGTGTCCTTTGCTGAATTCAAGGAAATCGAGGAAGGTTGACCTCAGACCCCGTGAATACCATTTTTGATATACCATTTTCGATGTATAACAAATTCACCGAAAGTGCGTACAATCTGAAGCGAATATTGCTTCCTCCGGAAATCTTTGCATCGATGTTGAAGATCGGATTTAGCACGGTGGAAAAGTTGATGCTGCCGTTGGGGAGCGCGCGGTTCATTGGATCTTCACCAAGCGCAAGTGCGTAGATGAATCCACAGTAACGACTGGAATCGCCGATGATATTTTTACTGGATCCAGGAAAGTTGGCGTAGTACTGGTAACCCCTGTACATCTCAAAGGTCCCTACTTCCTTCGGCATGAGTACCTCGTTGTCAAGAATGATCTCCATGGAATTGAGATAGTCATTCGCATCAGTGGTCGTCGAACTGCCCCGTGAATAATCAAATGGATTTGTGGCATCGGTCGTTGTGTTCTTGAATAACCCAAATAGTCCCTTGACAGGATTGACGAAATCAGGGGTCAAAGTGAATACATTTGAAGTCGTGTAATTTTGCTCCACAACCTGAAACTGCTCCGTGGGAAACACAAGCGGTCGCTTTACAAGTGCAGCAGTAACGTCCTTTGGCGCGTAACCATATTGAACCCTGAGTCTAACCTGCGAACCCGATATGCCACTGTCCACTCCACCCCACTTGGACGCGTTTCTGAGACCGACCTCGACCTCGACCTCCTGGTAACGCAAGGCGGCGAGTGGGATGGCCAATTGAGGCGTTCCGTGAAAGTAAAACTGAAGTGGGATTTGAAGTCGATAGGTTCGTGGATACTGCGCCGTGTCCGTGAAAGGGTTTTCGGGACCTCCGCCAAGCATCCGGTAGAGCTGAACCACCGAAAAGGACTCCTTTTCAATTCCCTCGAGATTAAGTCTCATGTTGAGCGTCTCACCAGTCTCCTGCTGAACCGTGGTTCCGCCGATGATCAGTGACACGTAGTCCAACATCGCATGCGCCTGGTTCGTCTTGGTGGATGCGCTGCTCGTGTAATCTATGAGAAGATACATGCGCGTGATAAAGTCTCCGTGACGAGGAATCAAAAACCTCGCATTGCCACCATAGTCCACGTCAACAGGATCTGTATCAAATGACTGGGTGAGAAAGTTTGACTTTTTGGTGAATACGGCTTTGAATGGAGTCTGCTCCATAGTCTATTATCAAACAACCTTTAATTTTTCTCTACTATGGCGAGTATCTTGTCTCGGACCGCCTCGTAGCTCAT